CTGAGATGCGGGTGGTGCTTAATATAATTCTGCCATATATCGTTATAGGTTGCTGGCTCCATCTGGTAGATACCAAGAGCAGGACCCTTGATCTGTTTTAGATAAGTACCGCCGTCAGATTCTACCGCGCAAGTAAACAAAAGCAGGTTCACAGCGAAGTCAGTGTTCATGTGTAGCTTGTCCAGAGTTGGCTTGATAACAAGGTCTCTGAGTTGGTCATGGTTTAGCATGTCTTTATAATCTCCAAGCTGTAGGTTATGATTAGTACAAGTTTACCAAAAAGAGCCGACTTATGGCATTTGATGCTCAAGCAAAATTCAAAGAACTCAAAAAGAATTTTTCCAAAGATGCAATGGGCAAACTTTATAACGAAGATGTTCATTGCCCTATGATTATCGACAGAATGAATAAGAAAGGTACATATAGTTCATTTTGTTTAGAAGTTGGCATTGCTGAATCGACTTTCTTTCGTTGGGTGCAAAAGTATCCCGTATTTGAGTTTTCATATTACTACGGCAAGATGGTTGCACGGCAGAATTGGGAAGAGGAAGGCGAGGCATTGCGCGATCATGTTTATGAGAAAGGCGAGTCTGGTCACTCATTTGAATATTGGCGCATGGTTGGCTGGTCTAGGTTTGGCGTTGGTAAGAATCAGCGTATTAGGCTAGAGCTAACTCCAGGCGCAAGCCCAATGGTTCATTACAAAGAAATCATGTCACAAGCCGCCAATGGTGACTATACAGCGGGTGAGATTAAGCAGTTAATGGAAGCCGTTAATATTGGCTTTACCGCGCATCAAGTTTGCGTGTTACAAGAGCAGATTGATGCCTTAACAACAGACTTAGCCAAAATGGATAATAACCGCAATGCGCAATCTTCAATCACAAATAAACCAACTGCGCAAAAAGATACACATTCCGTGGCAGATAATCTTTGTTGACCGCGAAGTAAAGCCGGAAGAGTTTGAAGAAAAGACAATCTACGTTCATATATGGATTTAGTAAAAGGAGATTTATCATGTCACGTTGGTATGACCCATACGGTATCGCATCAGAAACTTATCACTTTGTCACCCATGCACCGACTGCCGCTGAGAAGCGAGTGCAGATGAATGCCATTCAAGATCAGATGAAGTTTTATAAAGACCAGACAGCTATTGCTGAATCTGAAATTGCCCGCAAACGCGAGGAAATGTCAGCAGAGAAACGCCGCATTAACGAAAAGCAAATCCGTGCATTGAGACGCTCTTCGCGTCCTAGTGGTTTTATGGAAGCTGGACGCGGTGACGAACTCAACACTCAATTAGGTAGCTAATGAATGGCAAACGAAATGGTAGCGGCACCCGACCCGCAGATAGTAGAGAAATTGCATCAAGAGTTAAAAAAGCGTTACAAAGCGGCAAAGGGTATCGCAGACTTGTGGCAGTCTATCCTGCAAGCCTCATTCTTTTATGCCGTACCGTTTCGTAACCGTTTTTATGAACCTAGCCCTTCGTTTCAAGGAAACATGAAGAACGCAAGGTTGTATGACACAACAGCGGTTGAGGCTACTCAAACATTCGTTTCTAAATTGCAAGACACCATGACACCCCCACAAACGCAATGGGGTTATCTTGAAGTCGATGAAACAATGGTTGATGACCCAGAAGACCCCACAACGATCATGATGTTGCAAGATGCGCAGATGAAGCTAAACACTTACATGCGCAAAATGTTTAATTACATCCATACGTCCAACTTTGATGTGGTTATTAACGAGTGTTATTTTGATTTAGCTATTGGCACCTCGTCACTGGTTATCAATCAAAATACTGACAGATGCCCATTCCTTTGCACAAGTATCCCTATCGATAAATTATGTATTGAGGAAGCCGTTGACGGCAAAATCCGTACATGGTTTAGAACTTGGCAAGAGATGAAAATATCTGAATTGAACACTCGCTGGCGCAAGATCATTCTAACGCCTGAAATGGTTCAAGAGATGATGGCTAACTCAGATGCTAAAGTACGTCAGCTTTATGAGGGTGTTGCTTATTTCCCTAATGAGTCTAAGCCCTACCTATACTCAGTCTGGACCGATAGCGCATTGCTCTATTCTGAATGGTTAGAGTCGAACCCAGGCATTGTCTGGCGCTGGCAGAAAACCAATAACGAAACATGGGGGCGTGGTCCAGTCATGACCGCATTACCATCCATTATCAGTTTAAACGAGATGGCGCGCGTTGAATTGGCGGCGGCAAACTTAAACGTGTTCAGACCGTACATGGGCTTTTCCGATTCTGTGTTTAACCCCCACACGTTTCGCTTAGAGCCATTTACGGTTATCCCTATCGCACCTATCGGCACGGGTGGTCAATTGCCATTAGTGCCGTTGCCTGGATCTTCTGACGTTCAATTCACACAGCTAACAATTGCCGATTTGCGAATGCAAATCATGCGATTGCTATTTGCTGAAAGCCCTAGTGATTCAGCTAGCGTCCAGCCACAAACGGCTTACGAGTTAGCATTGAAACAGCAAACGCTGGCGCAAAAGATTGGACCGTTGTTTTCTCGTTTACAGCAGGAATTTTTAGAGCCAGTCTTTGAACGCTTTGCGCATATCCTGCATGTCATGGGTTTATTACCAAGACCAAAAATCGGTGATCTTGAAATCAAATTCAAGTACAAGTCACCACTAGAGTTAGCGAAAGGTCAGCAGGATATTGCTCGCCTAACGCAATTCGTGCAGTTGATGCAGGGAATCATGGGACCACAGGTTACTCAGATTTACATGAACCCCAAAACGACACCGTACTTGATGGCAAGCGCATTACAAATTGACCCTCGTTATCTAAACAAAGTTGATGAAGTTGCCGCAGTTATGCAGGGCGTTCAAGACAAGCAAAGCATGATCGATGCGTCAGGCATGACCCCTGAGCAACCCCAAAACCCTAGCGAGCAAATGATTCAATAACGAGGCAGTATGTCAGACCAAAACATAGTTAATCCGTACTTAGAGCCGACTAATTACTTTGATGGCTATAACGAAAGCGTCCAAAAGCTAAAAGAAAATCCAGCATTGTTGGAGTTTTCAAAATTATGCTATGAGGTGCTACACCATAACGAGCAAGGAAAAATGTTACTTAATTTCCTTAAAACAAATTATGTAATCCCCAGCCTTGTTAACATCAATGCACCCCAGTACAAAGAGCAATGCGTTTGGTCAGAGGGTTATAAAGACGCTTTTAGGTTATTACTTAAAGCAGTCGATACGCATATCGAATACATCAAGACGGAGACAAAAAGCACATGACAGATGAAGTAATACCGAATAGTGGAGAAACGCCAAATACGCCAGATCCAAGCTGGTTTATAGAAGACAATATGCCTGGGACTGGTGATCGCCCGCAATGGCTTCCTGAAAAGTTTAAGTCTGTAGCAGATATGGCAACAAGCTACTCTGAATTGGAAAAGCGAGTTGGCACGGCACCCGATGATTACGATATGTCGAAATCCAAATATATCGATTCCGAATATGCACCTTTTCAAGAACTGAAAGAACTAGCCAAGTCTAAGCGCGTTCCAGCCGAAGTCATGGATAAAATGCTAGAGTCAGTCGATAAATACCTCGATGAGTTTTCAATTGACTATAAAGAAGAATTTAAAAAGCTAGGTGACAATGCCAAAGAGAGATTAGAAACTTTGGATAATTGGGCTAAAGCCAACCTAAGCCCCGAGTCGTTTGAAGCATTAACTAGCAATATGAAAAGCGCAGATACCATTAAAGCACTAGAAGAGATAAGGAATAAAATGATGTCAAACGGTGTAGTCGTTCCAAGCGGTAATGAAAGCTCAGCTACCAATACATACACGGTTGCCGATCTCCAAGAAGAAATGACAGCGAATATCGACAAATACAAGACTGACCCTAAATACCGTGCCGAGATGGCTCGCAAAATCGAGATAGCCTCCAAGACGTCAGGTTATGTTGACAAGAATATGTAACATGTTGCTATAATAATATCCAATCTCACGGGTTACTGACGCAATCCGTGGGAAGGATAACTTTCCATGCGGAACCCTTTCAGGACAATTCCTCATGACATGGCAAGCCCTAAATCTAGTCAAGACACTTTATTGATTAAATTATTAGGGGAACACCATGTCCACTTCCTTAACAGTAGTACAACAGATTGAGTTTGATGCGCTTGTTAAAGCCGAATACCATTCCCGTGGCTTTTTGCTACGCGACACCATCCGTATGCGCCGTGATGTTATTGGTGCATCCATTGAGTTTAGAAAAGTAGGTCAGGTTATCGCCGTTCCTACTGGCTACTTGCAATCGGTAACGATTCAAGACCCAGGCTACAACAAAGCAGTAGCAACCCTCTTGAAGTATACCGCCCCAACCGCAGTCGATAGCGTTCAGGAATTGACGGTTAACTTTGATGCCAAGATGGAAAATGCCATGTTGGTTGCAGATGCTTTAGGTCGTCGTTCAGATCAAATCACGATTGACGCCTTAGCCGCTGATGTAGGTTCAACGATTGTTGATGGTGGTACGAACTTCACCTACACCAAATATACCCGCATGATGGAATTTTTTGAAAATAACGCCGTTCCGTTAGGCGAACGCTTTGTTGCAATGTCAGCTTCTAACTTCCGAAGCTTACTTGCCGCTGACCAGTTCGTTTCGACCTTCTACACACAGAATCGCGTGTTAGATAGGGCTTTCGTAAAAGAATACTTAGGTTTTAACTTAATCATCATCCCAGAAATGACCGAGGGTGGTTTGCCTAAGACTGGCAATATCCGTACCGCATTAGCTTGGCACCGCCAATCAACAGGTATGGGTGTAGGTCACGATTTCAGAACCGAAATCAACTACCTGCCACGCGAAACCTCATGGCTCATTAACGGTATCTTCTCTGCTGGTGCAGTCGTTATTGATAACCGCGGTACGCTCGCAATTAACTGTGATGAAAGCGTCTAAACCTAAACGAACTTTAAAGGAGCTTTAACAATGGCTTTTCTTATTCAAAACTGGTCCCGCCAGTCAGTCGCATTAAACACTGGCAAGACGGATGTTGATGGTGCCGCTTATGGCGGTCCAGCAATATTCACATACCGTTCCGCTACTGATGACGTTGCAACGATTTCAGCCGCTAACTACTTTGCGCCTGATGCCGCTGTATACGATTTATCGGTTGGCGATATCATCATGGGCTTAGGTAGTGATGCAAGTTTTGCATTACAAGTATTAACCTTAGACCGTGAAGCAAACACGATTACCACTGGCAGTATGGGCTTAACGACTTCAATCGGCACAGCCAATATTGTTGATGGTGCAGTAACCACCGCAAAGCTAGCCGATAACGCCGTAACAAGCGCAAAGCTAGCTTTAAACGTATTGCAATATGCCGCAGTAGCCGTTTCCTCTGCTGATTTCTTAGGTATGTATGCAACACCTAAGTTATTAGTTGCGGCTGGTGGTGCAAATACATTAATCGTTCTCGACAAAGTTGATTTACTGATGACCTATAACTCTGCGGCTTATGCGGCTGGTGGTGTAGTAGCAGTTCAGTATGCAAACACGGCGAACGGTGCAGGTGTTATTGCTTCCACAACTTTAGCGGCGGCTTCATTCCAAGCAACTGCGAGCACAGGCTTTATGTTTAATACTGGTGTTGTGGCTCAGACGTTTACAACCTGCGTTAACCAAGGTTTGTACTTGTCAAATATCACAGGTGAATTTACAACTGGTAACTCAGCGTTCGTTGCGCATTGTTGGTACAAGGTAATTCCAAGCATCTAAGTCTAATCAGGAGCGGGCGTTAATCTCATTTAACGCCCTAACTGACACTAAGGGTATCCATAATGGCAGTAAATAAAACTTCTATCGTTTCTCAAGCTGTCCAGATCATGGGGCATAAGCCCATTCAGACTTTAGACAATGCAGACGATATGGTCATTGCGGCAGAGCAAGCTTATGACATGCTATTGCCAGCCGTATTGAGTGCAGGAAACTGGCGGTTTGCGACGCAAATTGCACAGCTATCAAAATCAGTAGAAACACCACCACCGAATACTTATTGGACCAGCATTTACTTATTACCCGCTGGTTACTTAAAAAATACCCGTATATGGCCACAAAACTACGATTATGAGATTTACGAAAATAATCGGCTGTATACCAATTGGGGCGGTCAGGCTATGTACATGGAATACATGTTTGTGCCGGACGTTTCTCGATTAACCCCGTTATTCATTAATTATTTTGTTTATGAAATTGCGGCACTTTTGGCACTAAATACCGCACAAAAGCCAGAATACTATCAAGTCATTGAAGCAAAGCGCATACAAATGTGGGCGCTGGCGGCGGCGGCAGATGCGCAAAACAGACCTAACTTTAGTCAGATTAACTTCCCTGCACTAAACAGGCGTGACATTGGCGGCTTGATTGGCAACGCAATTGGCTAATTGAGGAATCAAATGCCTAACGAATTATGGTCTCAAGATTCATTCTCTAAAGGCGAATTATCGCCATACATGTATGCCAGAGTCACCGTTCAGCAATACTATAACGGTTTAAAAACCGCATTGAATGTTTTGTGCTACCCACAAGGCGCGGCTGGTAAACGCTTTGGTACGCTCTACAATGCCACGCTAACGGGTGTCACTAGCGCAAATGATATCTTTTTTCAAACCTTCCAATACCTGAATGAGTGCGTTTATCAGATTTTATTCAAGCCTAATGAAATTGATATTTTCCTTGAAGGAATATTAATTGCTAATGTGGTAGGAACAGCATTAACTGGCTCGGATATATTCGACCTGGACTACACGGTTTTAGATAACCGATTCAGAGTGTCAGGTCAGGGGTTGGTACCCACTGATTTAATTCGTGGACCAAACGGGGCTAATCCAATTATCAGTGTAGCGAGTAACGAATTTACATTTACGACACCGATCACAGCAGGATTAGTGTTGCCAATTCGTTTTACCACAACAGGCACATTGCCTGTTACCGTGCCACAGATCAGGGCTGGTATTACCTATTTTGGTTTTACGACTTCAACAACCACAATGAAGTTATACAAGACTGCGCCAGACGCAAAAGCAGGTTTGAACCCATACACTATTTCGACTGCTGGCACAGGCGTTAATAATATTTTCTTACAAAACGCCTGGACGTTTGTGCCAGTCGTCTTTAGAAATCGTCCAGTGTTTGATTTTGATGGTGGCTATGATGCCATGACGTTTACCCCGTCAGCGGCTAGTGGTGCGGCAGTCACATTAACCTCTAGCGCGGCGATCTTTACCATGGCGCATGTCGGTGGTGCCTTTAATGGAAACGGTGGTGTAGCACGAATTACGGGCTTTACGAACTCGACAAACGTGACGATTGCCGTTGATGTTCCTTTTGATTCAACCGCGCCTATTGCTGGGATTTTAAGTTTATTAAGAGAGCCAGCATGGAGTACCGCAAGGGGGTGGCCGCAAAAATGTTCTAGCTTTCAAAACAGAGCATTGTTTGCAAATAGCGAGTCGCTTTGTAATGGATTCTGGGCAAGCGCGATTAATGACTATAACGACTTTAACGACTTACAAACTGATGATGATGATGCGATTAGCTGGTACCCATCCTCAGATGAAGTAAACTTTATTAAGTTTATTGTGCCTTACCGCAGTATCACAATCCACACAAACACAGGCGTATTCTCGAGTCCGTTGTCAGTACAAAGCGCGATTACACCAAAAACATTTTCATTGGATTTGCAGGAAGCGACCCCTGCTGATCGTGTACAGCCAAGACCCATCGATAACCAAATTATTGTTGTATCAGGCAATGACGTACACACTATGATCTGGGAAGGTATCAACAATGCCTACACTTCAAGCATTGTCTCGTTAACAAGCGAGCAATTAATCAGAGACCCCGTTGATGAAGCTCCATTCACAGATTTACGGCGCGCTGGCAGTCGTTACGTTTTTATTATTAATGCTAACGGTTCTATGGCCATTTATCAGACACTTCTAGCCGAGCAAGTATCAGGTTGGACGCCTAGCATTATGGAGCAATCCTATGGAGATGCTAAATTCCGATACGCGGCTACAAGCGCGTCAGGGCGAGGCTGGTTTATTGTGGAAAGAGAAATTGCTACGGCTAGCGCGCCAATTGCATTAACTAATAACACATCGACAACTTTAACAGCCGTAGCTAGTAATTTTGCAACCGATGCGGCAACAGCCGTACAGTTCACAACGGCAGGTGTTTTGCCAGTTAGCTCACCGCAAATTGCGCTATTAACGTATTATTGGGTAATCGGGGTAACAGCAGATACCTTCAAAGTTTACTTATCTCAAGCCGACGCTTTAGCCGATGAAAATGCGATTACGTTTACTGATTACGGCACGACAAGCAATGTTGTTCCTTGGCCGTTGGTAGCTACATTCTTTTTAGAAGAGCTAACCTTTGAAACGCATTTAGATTGCGCCCAATATTACACTGGCGCGGCAACCGATACCGTAACAGGCTTATCGCGGTTTAACGCTCAAAACGTAAAAATGGTTGGTGACGGTTTTGGGTTTAGCGCGCAGGGCAATAACAGCGAAGTTGAGTTTGTTGCGCATGGTGAGCCAGTGCAGGTCAGTGAAGCGTATATCGGCTTTCCAATTCGTACTGTTATGGAACCGATGCCATTGTCGTTAGCGGCTGGTCCGAATGTAAAATCATCAACGCTGACCGAGCCTAAGCATATCCGTTTTGTACGCTTTATGTTTAATAACACCATTGGTGGCACAATTAATGGCGTTCCGATTGCGTTAAAGCCATTTGACCAAGCTGGCATTGGCGAACCGCCGGCGCCTGCGCGTGGCGTCTTTGAAATGAGCGTGATGAAAGGGTGGGATGATTTTAACAATCCATCGTATACCATTGAGCATGACGAACCATTCAATATAGAATTATTGGGTGTATTTTACACCGTAGAAATTTAAGGATATAAAAATGGAAATCTTGCTCGCCATGCAAGCGGCTGGAATGGTTACAGACTGGTTAGCGGCTAGAGACCAAATCAAGATGGGGCGCTTAGGTGCGCGAATGGAGCAAGCTGGTATTGAATCTAATATTGCTATGACCCGTTTACAGTCTGAGGACGCAAGCCTGCAAGCTATGCGCAAACTTAGACAGACTCTAGCTACCCAAACAGCTATATCTGCCGCCCGTGGCGCTAAAACTGGTGCTGGTACAGCTTTCTCATTGACCACAGAATCTATTAGCAACTTTAACGATGATGCAAGAGCGCGTCGCATGAACTTGTTAGCCAAAGAAGCTAATTTAAGAGCCGCTGGCGTATTATCAGGATTGCATCAACTCGAATCTGAAACACAGATTGGTCGCTCAATGACGAATCGGTTTATGAACAATACACCAACAAGTAGCATGGGTGGATTCTCTAACACATCATCTGGCGGTAACTTTGGTTTTACCCCTGCATAGGAAAATATAATGGCTGAAAAATTACCAGAGTATGAAAGAACGACTGCCATTGATGCGCAAGTTTCGGTTCCTGAATGGGGAAAAGTGTTAACTAACTTTGCGCAAAATACAAATATGCTAGGCGATATTGGCGCAACGGTAGCTCAAAACGCTAGCCAAGAAATTGCTCGTCGTAAAGGTGCTGAGTTGGGGCAGAATCCACGCGGCGATATGCTACCCCCTATTACTGATTTTGATAAAACACTTAAAGAGAGTTATGAGACACAAGCTCAAGCTACGTTAGGATTGCAGGGCAATCGTTTACTTGCTGATGCTGATATTCAAGTACATAGCGCAAACAGAATTACGCCTGGACTAATTGCCAACACTAATAAACAGGTGGCAACAGGATTAAGCAAGATTGCCGAGCAAGCGCCAAGTAATGTAAAGGGTAAATTGCAAGCGCAGTTCGGTGCGCAGTTATTACAGCAAGATCACCAATACAGAACAAAAATGGTCTCTCAAGAGCGAGAAGATCAACGTAATACGATTATTGCGTCAGGTCGTGAAAATGCACGGGTGGCTTATGATCTTGCAATGGGTGGCGATTATGAAGCCGCAAAACGATTAGCTGATGATACCAAAAAAGCAAATGATGTTGCCGTTAAAAGCAGACTAATCACCAAGCAAGAAGCTGACACAAATTCAGACCCAGTTCGTAAAAATGCTTTAGCAGGTATTTATACCGCTGGCTTAATGCAAGCGCGAAAAGATGGTAAAGAAGCTGAGTACCTCAAAAAGTTTGGCGAAGAAAAACCAAGTGATATCAAAAGTTATGATGATTATGAATTTGTAGGAACGTCGTTATTACAAAATGTTTCTAGGATGGACAATCTATCGCAACGGAATGCTCAATTAAAGATTGCGCAATTTCAGTTAGCGCAAACGGAAGATATCAATGGTGTTACTGGTGAAATGATTGCTGATCTTCAAGCAAATACTACGCCAGCTCAGTTTGCTCAAACTATGACTTCATTTGTAAAAGCTAAACAAGCGGCAGATAAAGCCGCAAAAACTGCAAACGAAGCCGCCGCCGTTTTTACCGATATTGAAAAATTTCCATTACTTACAAGCGATGAAAAAAACGCCGCATTTAAAATAGCGACTGCCGATTTTATGAATAAACGCGAGGCAATGGGTGCGCCAGTTTCAGAGCAAGAGGCGCAGACACAAGTAGCCATGAGCGCAGGTGGTACAATTCCTAATTATGTTGCTGTATTAAATAATAAGCTAAGAAGCACAAACCCTATAGCGATTCAGGAAGCTAGCGCCGCGGTGCGGTACATGTATAAAGCTGATAAAGGTCAAAACTTGCAAGGCTTGACCGATGAAGCTAAAGCAATGATGTATGCCTACGATTCAATGAAAGACGTATATGACCCAATCGAAGCGGCGCAGAAAGCGCATGAAAAAATTTATAATAAGAGCCAAGAACAGCGTGACGCTAACAACGACGCGTATGTAGATTTCAAATCATCTTTGCGTAACAAGGGAATGTCAACTGCACAACACGCTTTAAAAGTTGCAGATATCCCAAAAGATGCTGTAACAAATATTCCAATGGTTTCTGATTATGCCAGTCAAACATTTGAATCATATTTTAAATTGACGAATGGCGATCAAGAAACAGCCGAGAAAATGACCAAAGACCACATGAATCAAGTTTTTGGTATGACTACCGTTAACGGTCGTAAAGAATACGCGTACTTACCAATCGAAAAAGTTTTGGGATTGCCAGAAAATTCTAACGGTGCTATTCATGACGATTTAACTGGTCAGGTATTCAAACAGTTTGCTAAAAGCAGAGAAATGTATGATGCGGGCAGATCGGACTGGTATTGGGAAATTAAGCCTCGTGTCGATGCCGCTGATGCAGTAAAAGCAAGAACTGAAATCAATGAAGCCAAAGAAGCGCAGAGAAAAGACCCAGTTAGAGAAGGAATATTTGACGTCAAAGGCATACGTCAAAAGAAATTAGCTAATCAGAAAACAATGGACGAATTTAACAATGGTCCGCCACCAGTCGCTATTCAAGTATTCAGAGATGGCACACGCAAACAGTTTGAGTTATCGATACAGGCTGATTCAGGGTTAACCCGTACATCAAACTCAAATGCCCCGATTGCTGGTGGTTACATTGTTAATTTAAAAACAGCCAATAGCACAATGCCAATAGCTGACCCAATTACTGGAACCATCACATACATTCCAAATGCTGATCGTATTCGACGTACTCAACTTGCAACAACGCAACTTTCAACAGGCGAGCAAGTCGATAGTCTAATGAAGCAAGCGATTATGATTCTTGGCAAACAAAAGGTATTAGGTCCAATCTATGGAAAATAGAACCGCTAAAGATATTGCCGATAAGTATTTGAATACCCCTAAAACGGAAACACCCGTTCCGGTTGATATTCAGTATGATGAAAACGTACACCCGTTTTTTGAAGGGCAAGCGGTTACAAGTTTGGCGCCTAAGTATCAGCCGTCACCTAGTTTTTTTGAATCTGTAGGTCAGAGTTTTGTTCAAAATAATGATTTTGGATTAGCCTATAAGTTTTCAGCAGAACAAGAAAACCAAAATAATCCACTTTTTGACCCCGTACCTGAAAACTGGAAAGTATCAGATGACGAATCAAACTTCGCAGGAATCCAGCAAAAGTATTATGGCTACATCATGGATGCTTCCGGTCCAAAAGATGCTAAGCGTCGCTATTATCATGTTTTGGATTTACAAGAAGCGGATGATTATTACAACCGTGGTTCATTCTTAGCGCATTTGATTGGTGGTATACCCGCGGCATTATTAAGCCCAACTTCATTTATTCCAATGGCGGCAACCGTAAAGTATGCGCGACTAAGCACAACGATGCTTGAAAACATACCGAAAGTTGTTAGTGGTGTGGCAGGTTCAGCCGTTGCGCACGAAGCATGGGTGGAAACAAACAAAGTAGGTGGCAATCTTGAAGACTTCGCGCTCAACGCCTTTACAGACACTATTATGGGTACTGCTTTTATCGGTGCTGGCTTGGGGCTTGGTCATGGGTTTGACGGTCTTAAGTTTTGGAACGCCAGAGAACAAGTTAAGCTCAATTATGAGGGGGTGGATGTTAAGCCACTCGTTAATGAAGACGGCATAATTGAAAGATATGTTGCAAGCTCAAATACATTAAGCGCGGCTCGTGTTTCCGAGGCAGAGGCTTTTGTAAACTCTACTATGGCTCAAACTGGGTTATTTGCAATTCCTAAAATTGGCGGCTGGTTTGGCAAAGGTGCTGGTAAAATTAATCCTATTATTCGTGGGTTAAATTCCCGCTTTCCTGTTATGCGCGGTTACGTTGATCGCATTGCAGATCATGGTCTTGTTACGGAAGGGAACATTGCTGGCAACGCTTCACCAGATAAGTTTGAAATAATGATGGCTAATTTATCGGGCGATAATACCGCCATGTATTTACAGCTAAAGGGTTTGCACTTAGAGCGTAACGGCATCGAGCCAGGTAATGCCGCCATCAACTTGGTTGCTAAAACAAAAGCAAAGTGGAAAGGTGATGGATACACAGACGAATCAAAATTTGCTAATGAGATTGTTGATGTATTGATTAATGAAACGCCTAGTCCGCATGGTGCAGTTAATGAAGCGGCTAATATGCTTCGCACTAAAATGGATGAGAGTTACAAAGCATTTCGTGAAGCATACGGTTTGCCTGAGTCATGGTTACCGCCTAAAACGTCCCGCGGCTTTTTATCGAGAGTCTATGATGTAGCGCAAATGAATCAGAGACCGGATGAATGGGAATCTATGTGGGTTGAATGGTTAAAACATGCTGATGGCTTAATCAATTCTTACATGAAGCCTATCCGAGATTTAGAGAAACAAATTAAGCTCGATGAAGCTGTACATCAAAATTATATACGCACACCAAATTTAACTAGCGCTCAGATAAAAGCCTCTGCCGATAAACTTTTAAACCAACAAAAGAAATTAAAGCAGATGAAAAACAAAGTTCAGGATGAGATGCGCTCTAATGAAAATTTGCGTATGCACTTAGACGATTTTGGCGCGCTTTCTGCAAAAGAAGCGTCAGCGCTTAGAAAGCTAAAAAAGCCATTGAGCGAGATGAACAAAAAACTTAAAGCGGCTAGAGAGGCGCTTGCCAAGCATAAGTTTGAAATGATGAAAGCTAAGTCCAGCGCCTCTAAAGCTAAAACCAAAGAGACTGCCGTAAAGTACATGACAGAATATGACAAGCTAGAAAAAGGCTTATCAAAGCTAGAGGATGACGCTAGAGCATTGCGTGATTTGCGCGACAAAGAAACTGACCGCTTGCAAGAGTTAGTGCAGGACGGAAAAGTTGACCCAATTCTCTATGAGAAAATTCCCGATAGCCAATTAGTCAAATTTAAGAAAACGTCAGATCGTTTAAAGTTTAGAGATACTTTTGAATCTGAATTTCACATGCGTCAATCGGCTAAGGCTTACCATGAAACAATAACCAATCAAACTGCCGAAGATACAATTAATCAGATTATGGGTAGTATGCTTGGACGTCATGGCGAGAATACTCTTAAAGAAAGAACGCTGATGATTCCCGATGAGATTTTGTATAAAAACAATTTCCTATCAAAAAACCTTGGCGTTAATGTTATGAATTACAGAAATGTATTAGGCAGAAAAACATTCCTGAAAAATGTATTCAAAGACGTAACACTTGAGGGTGGTATCAAGCCTATTGTGCTTGAACTGGATAATCAAGCTAGAGGCATGAGAAATGCTATCACTGAAAAAATCAAATCAGTGAAAGCCAGCAAAAAGCCTGAAAAAGAAAAAGCCGCTGAGATTGCAAAGCTGGAAAAAGAAGCCCTTGATTTATCCAAAGACTTTAACAACACCAAAGAAGATATGAACCTTTGGTATAACAAAATGATGGGGCGCGTTAGCGGTAGTGCCAAGATGCGCCAGTTTGCCAAAGTTACCCGTAGCTTTGCGGCCAGCGTAAGGTTAGGAGCCGTACCATTAACCATGTCTACAGATACCATGGCTATAGCTTTCAAGCATGGTTTATGGCCGCAAGTTCGTGACGGTTTATTACCAATGCTAAGTAATGCTTATAATTTAATGAAGGGTGGCAAAGGCAATGGTTATGCTGAAAACGCAGGTCATGCAAACCTTGGATTAAACCATGCACTTTCCGGTTACTCAGATCGTAATTGGGCTGGTAGGTCACAACCTTATGAGCCAGTCGGCAACAAATTAGTTAGCGGCATGGAAAAGATGGGACAACTATCAGGCAACCTAGCTGGTACTAACTACATCGAAAACTTCCTGCAAAGATGGACTGCCTCGGTAGTTCAAAGCAAAGTTATTCGCTACATGCTGGATTACAAAGCTGGAACCTTATCTGCTAAGAATAAAGAAAAACTTTTAGTATATGGTTTAGACCCTGAAAAGTGGGCTGATCGTATGCTCAAGGGTTGGGAATCACGAGGTAAAGACGGCAACGGTATTGGCGGTTATCAAAGTCGTTACTGGGAATGGGCTGATCTTGAAGCCTCCAACAAAATGGCTGAGACAATTCAACGCGGCGTTCGTGACACAATTATTCGTCGCGGTATGTTTGACGCGCCGTTTGCCATGGATGACCCAATGTTCAGTATTATTTTCAGTTTTAAAGGCTGGGTAATGGCATCGTTAACGCGCTACCTCACGCCTTTAATGCAAAGACCTGATGCTGAAAAATTGATTGGCACCATGTTAATGCTCACGGCTGGAGCGACCGTCACCCCATTGCGACGCCTCGCTAAAGGTGAAGACCCTATTCAAGAAGACGATAATATGTTCTGGAACGCTATGGTCGATGGTGGTGTATTTAGTTCTGTCACCGATACATTAGAATATGCCAACGTATTAATGGGCGGCAACCTTTTAAAGGATGTTAAGAACGATAGATATGCTGAGCGCACAATAGCGGGTGCATTAGCTGGACCCGTAGGTGGTATGGCTGAGGATTTTGTACATATTATTAAAATGATGAGTAGTGGTAATTTCAATCAAAACGACGTCAATAAAATGGCGCGTTTGATTCCATTCACTCAATCATGGCACACACGCTATCTTAGCAACAAAATGGTAGAGTCTTTTGGCTTACCAAAAACGTATAATGAAGCAAGCAGACAATAGGGATATCTACCATGACAAGTGTAATTATCGATGACACCCTTCCGTACACGCAGAGTATTGCTACAGCCGCGCAAACTGTTTTTGATACCAACTGGACTGTTGACGCCATAACCGATGTGGTTGTGTATGCCCGCGCCGATGGTGTGGCGCCGAATGACGTCACTCAAGTAGTTTCATCGATTAATTACACTGTTACTCTAATCGGCGTACAGCAGACTGTCAGGGTTACATTCTTGGTTGGGCGTACTGTTGACGATGTTATTACCATTACGCGCAACACCCCCGCAGATCGTGACAATATTTACATTAATACCAATTTTACCCCATCGATGCTAAATGGTGATTTTGGGCGTCAGGTTTTAATGATTCAGCAAAACGACCTTTACAACACCCAATTAACGCCGCGCTACAATACAAGCGCCACAATTGAGCCAGTAGTCGATACGATTCTACCCATTTTGATTGCTAGCCAGTCATGGCGCAAAAACGCAGGGAATACAGCGTTTGAGGGTTTTGTTGCATTAGGTCAGCCTGAGATAGACCCGATTACATTTATTGTAAAGACGGCAGACCCATTAGTGCCAGCCGCGCAATCGCTGGGTGCATTAACAACGGGTATTTTACTTAACACGGTTGTCGCAACAACTGGAACGCTTTCCATTAGTGCGCCCCTTACCTCGCTACATCTTGCGGGCATTGCCGCCGATCAATTCCCATACGGCACTGGTACTAACACCTATGGAGTATCTGGCATTTCCGCATATAGCCGAACCTTATTACCAGAAGCAAGTCTTGCCGCATGGCAAACCGCTCTGGGTATTCCTGGGGGTGGCGGCGCTTACTTTGCCATTGCCAATAATCTTTCCGAAGGTGTGCCTGCAACCATGCGCACTAATCTTGGATTAGTCATTGGTACTGACGTACAAGCCTATGATGCTACGCTTCAAAGTCTTTCAAGTCTTGGCACCATGTCCGATGTATTTGCTTACACGACTGGCGTCGATACATGGGCAGAAACTCCCATAACGGCTTTAGGGCGATCTTTGTTAGGTGATGCTAGCCAAGCTGACATGAACACTACAATTGGTTCCTTGCCTCTTGCTGGTGGCACCATGACAGGCAATTTAATCCTGAATGGTCCTGCAACTTTAGCAAGTCAGGCTGTCACGCTCTCTCAGCTTAATTCTGTGATCTTGAATGAGCAGTTAGCTTGTGTGGTAGCAACCGATACCGACTTACCAACGTGGACGTATGACAACGGTGTATTAGGCGTGGGTGCAACCTTAACTGCCCCTAGCAATGGTGCATCGACTTTTGATGGCATTATTCCTACTGATGGTCAGCGGGTATTAGTTTTATTCCAGACTACTAACCCAGCATGGCAGGGCGCCTATACAATCGTTCAGGGTACAGGCGGCACACCTACCGTATTAACCCGCGCAACGGATTGGGACCAAGCCGCTGAAATGAACGCTGGCGATATTTTCTCAGTAGTCACGGGTACAACCTACGGCGCGTCACAGTGGATGTTTGCTCAGACTGCCGCTATTACTGTTGGCACCACCGCTTTGAACTTTACGCAATTAGCTGGTCAGGGCGCATTGCTTCGGGCGAACAACCTTTCTGATCTGCCTAGCCCATCAACCGCTAGAACTAATCTTGGCTTGGTCATTGGCACTAATGTTCAGGCTTATGACGCTACCTTGCAAAGTATCTCTGCGCTTGGTACTGCCGCAGACAAAATAATTTACACGACGGGTATCGACACATGGGCAGAGGCCGATATCACAGCATTAGGGCGCACCCTCTTAGCTGATGCAACCGCTTCCGATATGCGCGATACAATTGGCGCGTCACCCTCAGCATTAGCTACCAATCAGATTTTTGTGGGTAGTGCTGGCGGTGTAGCCACAGCCGTTGCGCTGTCTGGTGATGCTACAATTGCCGCTAGTGGGGCGTTAACAATTGCGGCTAATGCAATTACCACGACTAAGATTGCAGATAACAATGTCACTAATGCCAAACTTGCTGAAATGGCAACCCTTACAATTAAGGGTAATAATACTGGCGGAACGACCGAGGCATTAGATTTAACGGTTGCTCAGGTTCAGGCTATGCTTGCGCCAGCGTGGGCAACTTTCACGCCAACTTTAACCCTTGTTGGTGGCGGCGGAAATGTTGTGCCAACTTACACTTCTGTTAGTACGGGAAGGTACGTAAGAGAAGGCAACACAATAACAGCTATGATCAATTTTTCGAACACGGCTGGTGGTACGGCTGGCGCTGGCACTGGCCAGCTAACAATGGCATTACCAGTTACACCTGGAGCATCCTGTGTTGGGCAACTATTGCCAATAGGCCGCTTGGTACAAGGTGTTAATACATTTCAGCTATTAGCCGCAATTACGGCAAGCACTGCAACAGCGTCTCTGTTTTATCTGAATGGCTCTACATTAAATGTCGTCACTGGTGCAGATCAAAGTAACGGCATCAGAGTATTGCAAACTACATTAATTTATGAAGTCGATTAATCAAACTAAAGAGGAAGTTAAAAATGTCACCCGAAGAAATTAAAAAGTTACAAGATCAAGTCAAAGGTTTAACGGCAAACGGTCAGGCTTTAAGAGAGCAATTGCATGAGTTAACTGATTCATGCGCAACAGTTCGCACTAACCTGAATTTAATGAATCAGCATTACAGCGAAGCTATGGAAAAGAACAAACACCTAGTTCAGCTTAATCAGGTTTTAGAGTCGCAGGGTAAAGATTTGAATGCTGAAAACATGCGCTTGAATCAGAAGATTAATGAGCTAACTTCACTAGAGGCACCGTTGCCGCCAGCCGAAGAAGGTGTTAACTAATTTACGTTAAAATACCTTTTAGAAATCCATACCCGCACCAAGCGAGAATGCTTAAGTCGTTAGCACAAGACAAAAACATTCTCGCTGTAATTCATCGCCGCGCAGGCAAGGACATTTTTTGTACAGATGCTCTAACCTATCGCGGATTAAAAAGAGTAGGTACTCACCTATATCTTTTTCCATTACACAAGCAAGCCCGCTCTGTTATCTGGCAGGGCATGGACTTTGAGGGTATTCCATTTCTAAATGCCGTACCCCATGCACTCATTGAAAAAAAGAATGAGGCTCGCATGGAGATTGATCTGTTTAACGGTAGCAAGTTAATCCTGGGCGGTTCGAACAACTATGATGGCTTGATGGGTACTAACCCCGTCACGATTATTTACTCTGAGTTTTCTCTGCATAACCCAATGGCTCGCCAGCATCTTGACCCTATCTTAATTCAGAATAAGGGAATCGAGATTCTGCAATACACGCCTCGTGGTATGAACCACGGCTTTGAAATCTACAACACCGTCAAAGACAATCCCGATTACCACATTGAGCATTTGAGTGTAGAGCAAACATTCAAGCATGACGGCAAGCGTATTATCACAGACGAAGATATTGCTAGAGCAAAAGCTCGTGGCATGTCAGAGGAAATGATACGGCAGGAATTCTATGTAGATTTTGAAGTCGGCAACCTCGGCGCATACTACACGCGCGAGATGAGTGACATGGTGCGCGAAGGTAGAATTTTACCTATAAAGCCAGACCCCTCACTTCCGCTTCACACCATTTGGGATTTGGGCGGGACCGACGCAACCGCTGGCTTGGTGTATCAGATTGTCGGGAAATACATCCATATCTTGATGCTACTGCATGATACAGGTTTTGGTTTAAAGCATTACCTAGACCTAGCCGAGCGTTACCGTCAATCCGTTGGCTGTCGCTGGGGGCAACACTGGATGCCTCACGATGTTAAGCAAGAACACCAAGGATGGGAACACACCGAGTCTCGTATCATGCAAGCTCGCAAGCATGGTTGGCAATTAATGGTTGTACCGAAGGTAAACTTCCAAGACGGTATCGAAGCCGTCAGATACATGTTCCCGCGCCTTAGAATCGATTCGCTCAACTGCCAGCAATTGCTAAGAGCAATACGAGAATATCAACGTCAGTTTAAAGAAGGTCAGGGTGTATTTTCTAAGATGCCATTAGAAAACTGGGCAGTACACATTGCAGATGCACTACGCTATCTCGCGCTAAACTATAAACGCCTCTACGACACCCCGCAAGCCCCTCACAAATACGAAACATCCCAGTAGGCTTTTAAGCA